AGGTAACTCCTGGGCTAACAAGAAGACTTCCTTGAATAACTCTTGTGACAAAATTGGTTGGTGAAGTAATAATTACATCATAAACATGTCTTCCCCCAGGAAGTAATGCAGTTGCGTTAGAATCCATAGACAGCATAATTTTTCCGTTAATTCTGTCAACGAATGATACGGACATAGTTCCAGTATTTGTACTGGAAAGGGGGCTTTTCTTAATTGAACATGCCGCAGTGTAGTTAGTCAGGTTTAACTTCGTACCATTATCATTTGAAATGGTAATCGTTGCCTGAAAATCAGCATTTTGCTCTACAACTAGGTTGATTATCTTTGCTGCCATAGCAAAAGTTCTTTTATGTATTTAGCTTGTTAAGTATAAGGTGAAGAGCATCTTTGATTTCATCAATGTCCTTCTTCATATTATCAATATCTTTCTTTTCAGAAGTCAATCTCTTTTTTTCTGCCATGTAAGCATCAAACTCTACATTATCAACATTAATAACTGCATTGGTCTTCTCATCTCTGACAAGACCATTATTATCTTTAATTGGTTTAATCATATAGTTGCAATTACCCTCAAGTCCTTAATTTTTGGAACATACGAACAATTTGTTCCTGTCATAATAATTTTTATTTGGAATCCATCGAATAGTGGAACTTCTTTAGAAGTGTATTCGTAAGACATCAGGTCAGAAGGTGACGAAGAAGGAATTACGAAAGTATCTGGCATTCCATCATTATTTTTCGGATCAATAATGTTTCCATTACTGTCAATATTATTAAAACCAGGCATGAATTCAAACAACTCTTGATTATCTGGAGTATCAGGTCTCAGGAGTCTGTACATAACAATGATTTCGTTAGATGCATCTCTGTAAGCATCGAAATAAACCTTAAGTCCAGTAGAACCTTTTGCGAGTCTAATAACTCTAGAAACATAGATTGCAGAGTGTGGATCATCAAAAAGACTATTGACTCTCTTATCTGCAACGATGTTATCAATTGGTTTATCAATTCTATTCATAGTTGTCATAACATTGACTCTATCCAAGTCAATTACTGGAGAAACCTTAGTATCAGTTGTTGATAGGTTTATTTCCATTTCAAATGACTTGAATCCATTAGCACTTTGTAGATGCTCAACTTCATTCACCCTAGAAGCAATAATTCTTGGGGAATTGAATAGATTATTTGAATTCAAGGAAATTGATTCAAATCCACTGCTACGGAATGGAGTTTCACCTCCATCAACACTAGTACCACTGACTGTTCTGATTTTTGCATCAATTATAGTAGATTCGGGAAGAAGTCTTTGTATGTTTGGTCTGATGCTATCGAATTGAATATTTTGTGTTGCTTTTGGACCACCAAGAGTATTCGATCCTGATGCAGAAATATTCATATCATATGTTCCACCAGTCTTAGACTCATTAAAGTGTAGTTTTGGTGGACCAAATAGTCTATCCTTACCATTTTCATTTGTAATAATCTTAATATGATAATTATCCATCTCTATTGGATACTTGGAAGAATCGACTGAACTAAACGAGTGAGTTCTATTAATTCTTCTCAAAGATACACCATTAAATTCATACTTGAATACTGGTGAACCTGCTGGATGCAAACTAACTACAACCATAGGATAAACATCACCAATAGGTGGTTCATCAATTGCTCTTGTGATACCACTCAACTGTTTAAGTGTAGTATCTACTGAGGTATACTTGATAATTTCATGATTGATTTTAATGAAACCTGGATTATCAACAGTAACTGGTAGATTTTCAAACGAAGTGAAGATTCCAACGTTAGAAAGTTGAATTGCACCAGTAGATGACTGATTATAGTCAGTACCTAGTTTTTCTGGAGAAACATCTGGTTCAATTCCATACAGAGTAACTTTGTTGGAAATGTCATACATACCATGATTATTATGATTAACCTTGAAGTGAAGACCATCAGATAGTGTCTCAGTATAATTCACATATCCATTAGTAATGGTAGAGATACCGTTTGAAGGATTTACATAGGAGATTTCATTTCCGATACCAGAATCATTAAGTTCATCTTGTACTTGGTCAACAATGATTGAATTAAATGCTGTGATAACACCAACATCATTTGGTATAGAAAGAATTAGATTTTGTCCAAAGTTTCCAGTATATTGTGCATCAACTGTTAGGGTGTCTCCCTTTGCATATCCAGTTCCACCAATTGCTACTGTTGCTGCAACAGCAACACCGTTTTCAACTGTGAGATTTACTTTACCACCAAATCCTCTACCATTAATCGTTGTTAGTGGAGCAAGATTGTATGTTGCATTTGCTGTATAACCAATACCAGAGTTGGTTACTGAAAGTTCACTTCCAATACCAATAGTTCCAACAATACTCTTAAGTTTTGCAGAGAAGTTTGGATAGTTTGCTTGGAATATGCTTGTTCCAGGAATCAAATTGGTTACATCATTAGATGTCAAACTTCCAGACATACCAACCAGTACTTCTTTGGAGTATGAAACGATTGGATTTGGTCTCAATGAAGCAATCTGTCTATTACCTACACCCAAATCTGGGTTGTAGAAACGGAAACTTCCAGTTTGTGAAGTAAATTCTGCTCTATAAAGATTGAATTTAAGGTCTTCAAGTTGTGATGGTTCCCATGTTGCACCATTTTGTGACTTGAATAGTGAACCAAGTGAAGGTTGCTGAGAAACGATAATCTTCTCTGCTTCTGGTTTGTTGCTGGTTGAAACATCAACCTCAGTCATTCTAGAAATCCAAACATTATACTCATTAGAGTTTGAAATCAGAACTAGGGCATAATCATTGCCACCTTCTAAGAATACTGGTGCAGGGAAAGTAAATGTTGTTGGTACAGAAGCATCATTAGACACATTAACTTGACTTGGATCGAGACTAATCTCACCAAAGGGTAAAATTTCCTGTGTTGGTTGACCAAGTTCAGAAGTTCTGATTTCCAATGTAATTGGAATGCTTCCTGGGTCAATTGACTGGAAGTATATTTCACACTTAGTAATAAACACTCCATTGTTATCAAGAACTTGGAATGTTTGAGCAAGTGGGTCAATCCATCTAGTTCTTACTCTAGAAGTTTGAAGTCTATTTCTAGTGATTGTATTAGCAACCGTTGCTGTCTCTGTTTCGGTTAGGGTTCTGTTCTCATTTCTAATGATTCTTTCAACTTCAGCATTTCTAATTCTCAGAGTGGTATTTTCAACATTGTCAATGTTTCCACTAGCAGTGAAGTTAGACTCTGCCATGCTATCAGAGATACCAACAATCTCAGTATTTGTTGGACTGGTAGTAACCTTAAGAGTTTTAGTTCCAGTTTCAAACGTTGGGTTTGATGGAATTGTTGGGTCTGGGATGAAGAAAGATGCAATAAGTGTTCCTGCAGAATCAGAAATTAATCTGATATCAGAAACAGTTGCAACTGCATTGCTAGAAGAACCAACAAGTTGCATATCCTTTACGATAGAACCAAAGAATCTTGAATCTGCCTGATTCTCAAGACTTGCAGTATCAACGTTAAGAACAGTGGTAGTTGATGAATAAGATGAAGATAGAGTGCTATTTGGGTTGTATGGGTTCTCTTTAAACGTTTCAGTTGGAGTATTATATGGACCATACTTGTGATTTTGCTGTGCAAGACGGAAAGTAATAGATCTATTTGTTCCAGAAACAGGGACGAATCCAGTAACAGTTTCACCTTCTTGGAAAGTTCCACTTGTCATTCTGATTTCGATTAATTTTGGAACCATAAATGTGGTTACATCAGTATTATCGAAGAATGTGTAGAATCTAGTAGATGGTTTTAGTCTTCTAGCAACTGCCTCAACGTTTCTGGACCTCATCAAGGTAATAAGAACTCTAGAAACAAGTCTGTCACCTAGATTAACACTGTCGAATCTCTCAGTTACACCAAACTGAATTCCCTGTCTAGACTGTTGGGTTGTTGTGGTGGTAGTTCTATTTCTAAACTGAGTAAATGAATCCTCCCAAGTAGTTGTAGTAGTTCTACTCCACCAGTCATTGGTAGTGCTTGTATTGACGACTCTGGAACCATTTTGAACCTCAGTAATGACAGGTCCTTCTACGTTACTGACACCAACCCAGTTAGTTTCCCATACATTCCAATTGACAGGGGAAAGACCAGTATTTGTATCTGCACCAACAGCAAGCATTGATGCTTCAAAGTTGCCCTCAACATCATCGGTTCTTTCAGTTCTTCTTGTCTCTACCCAAGTATCTGTGGATGGATTGAGTTCAATGCTACCAATCCAACTTGGTGTGTTGAATGGGTTAACATTCTCAACTCTTGTAGCAAATTTATTTTCAACGTAGATTTTGTCAGTATAATCTAGAGTAACTACGTCATTTATTCTCTTGACGTTACTATTGCCCAAGTCAGTAGCAAATCTTAAATCAACATCAGGATTAGATGTTGTTCCAATACCAATGACTGCTTCAGAACCAACAACCAAGTCTACAGAAGTTGTGTAGTGTTGTGGTCTCAAGTAACCATAAGCAGTATCTACAGATGCTCTGTAAACTGGGTTTGATAGGTCACCACCATCATAAGACTTAAAGTTGTCTACAAAGAAACCTGACTTAAATCTATCAAGTCCAGTCTGTGGGTCTCTAATTGTAAGGTTCTTAGTATCTGTCTCAAGGAGTGACAATGAACTGTAATATTCAACGTTAGATAGTCTATCTTCAAGTCTAGAGATATCCTTCATGGTATATCTCTTATGAGTTGATAATGAAACTCTTACATCTTTAACATTATACAAGTATGCTGGATAGTAGATTGTTGCTACTTCTAACGCAGAATCTAGTTGGTTTGGTGCCTTTGGTGCCAATGATGGGACACCATTGTTGATAGTAAATGTCCCTTCCTTAGTCAGGAATAACTTATCAATTCTGGGTAGATAATAATTGTAGGAAAGATTAATTGTTCTATCTTTTGCTACAATTGAATTTGATGAGTTTGAATTGAGTTCAAATAGTCTTGCATTAAACTCAAATGGAGACCTATCTGCAGTTGATACATCAAATGAAGATACTCTTGGTCTTAAATCAATCATGTCAGAGTTTCTGACACCTTGTATAGTAGCAATATCTTCACTATACCTATCTCTTCCATAAGAATCTACAGATACAAAATCTCCTTCAGAAGAAGGTTCAATTGAATATGAATTGTAGATTACTCTAATCTTTCTGCTTGGTGCAGATGCAGAAGACTTTCTAATAAGTCTAGCATAATCATAAAGTTCTGGTCTTTGACCATTGTCGAGAATAAAGTTCTCTTTTATGTTCTTATCACCAACATCAACAGCATTGACAGTACCAACTATATTGGTCTCTTGGAATGTAACTTCTTCATTTATAGAGAATCTATTTTCATTCAGATAAACAATCTCTACAACATTGTTACCATCAGACTGTACAAATGCAGCAACTGCTCCAGTAGTAGAACCAATTACTCGTTCACCTCTAATTAGGTTTGCAATGCTAGAATTTAAAGCACTAAAGTGAATTCTAGGAAGTGTGGGGTCAGCTATTGTTGATGACTCATAAATTCCCATGACGTTAATAACATCAGGGACATTCAGTGAAATATCTTTATCTTGTACTCTTAATCCATAGTATGAACTATTGACTAGTCCATCATCAAGTGTGGTTCTTCCAATACCAGATGAAGTTTTTGTTGAACCATTAATAACTAAACTTTCGCATCTGTTGTATATTTTTGCTTTTTCAGTAGCATTTACCTTTTTAAATGTTACTGTAAGAATTGCAGATCCATTCTGAACTAGGTTTGTTAAACCAATGGTTCTTCCAGATACAGATACTTTTTGACTGTTGAGTGGTTCAATATCACCACCAACATATGCGAGACTATAGTCTTCTTCATCAAATGGTTCTAGTGTTAAATCAATATCCGACTCCAAAGTTGCCGAGAAAGCATTCGACGCAACAGTGACATTATATGATTTTCTAATAATGATTGATGATGTGCTTAAATCTAAACTTTCTACATTCTTATTGTTTAATTCAGCATATAGGAAAGCATTTGAAGTATTAAGAACTTCCAGAGATACTTTCTTAAAATCATTAGCAGTAATACCAACTGTTGGTAAATCACCATCAACTTGATTTGCTATATTAGGGGTAACTGCAAGTTTTAATTGACTATTAGTTACTTCAATAACTTTATTGAAAGTTGGAATTGTAAAACCTTGCTTTGTATAACTTACAATATCACCAGTTTGAATTCCTACAAATGGTGTTTGGGCAGAACTAGTTACAGTACTTACACCAACAGACCCCGCACTAATAGTAAACTGAGCACCAGGTTCTGTCAGTATTGTTGACTGGGAAAGAATTGGGTCTGCCGTAAATGTGCCAAGACCAACACTGTAATTATCCGCAGCAATCTGATGAACATCTGCTAATGAGAAGTCACGAATATTCGTAATAATTCTACCATCTGGAATACCATCGAATGATAATGACTCTTCTTTCTTAAATGTTCCAGAAACTTGATACAGTTTTACCAAGTTTGATGCAACAACATCTTCTACAACAAATCCACTGGCACCACTTGAATTACCTTCAATGTACGTTGATTTTGATAGATTTGCTGTTGTGTTTAAACGTAATACAGTATATGTTTGAACATCATACAATGATGCCTCAAACTGAGTTTTTGAATCCTCATATGCTGCATTTCTCAGTTTTAAATCATAGATTCTCGCAATACCAATCTTTTGACCAGATTTCACACCACTAACTGATGTTCTGCTATCATAAAGTTCTACATGGGAAGTGCTTCCAAATCCAACAGGAGCAGAACCATTAACGTTATCAATAAAAATTTGTCTACCAACACTAAATGGTATTGCTTGATTTTCTGCTTTATCTGTAGTTCTTGTCTTATCAAAATCAATAATTGTAGTATCAATAGTTTCTATTGAATATCCACGAACTACTGCTTTACCTGGAGATATAAGTAAAGAACCCAAATCATCATTAGGTGTATTTCCTGATTTGGTTGCCTGAGTCTCATTAAATATACCATTATTACCAATTCTGTCATTTAGTGACTCTCTGACAGATAGTGAAAATGGTCTTACATAATAATCTCCAGACTCATCATAAGTTCTTCTTGCCAACTCATCTCTGATGAGATTATAATTGCTTTCTTTTACGAAACTTTGTAGTTTTCCATCTTCAACTCTTAAGAGTTCTACAAAATTTTCATCATTAAAGTCATCAATTTCTTTTTTAATTAGTGTGAGACCAAATTCTAGTCTATCGGCACCAGGTGCAGAGAAATTAGAGAATCCCTGTGCATTATCAAATAAATCTTCGTAAGAATTTGAAGCAACTGCTAATTCTTCATTAACTAGAAGTCCAACTCTATATGAAGGAGTATTTGAATACTGGTCTAAAATAACTGTTTGTGGTTTTACCTCTACAAAAAATCCTCTGACAAAATAAACACCAGAGGCAATCTTTACTGCAGAACCAGTCGCAGTAGAGTTTTGAATAATTGTAGTTGCAAATGTAGATCCATCCCTAATAGCAGAAACACCATAAAAAATGTCTTCTTCTGCTACGAGATTTTCACCATCTAAAAACTTATCAGTGAAAAAGTCATTATTACTTGAACTCTGATACTTAAGATATAGTGTAAAATTATCTCTTTCTGATTCTGCGTTGGTGATAAATCCTTCAATCTTTGCCTTTACACCACTAGTATCACCTCTAATTGTTTTACCAATTAGACTGCTAATGTATAATGATACTGGTATGCCTAAGTGAGATTCATCAATTTGAACAGATGTGTATTGTGAATCATAAGCAACCTGACCAGGAATTACGACAGAACCTTCTTTAAAGAAGTGCTGTCCAAATTTTTCAATTTGATTCTGTAGGATGGATTGTAGAGTGGTTAACTCTCTTGCCTGTAATGGAGTTGCAGGTTTAAATAGAACTCTTTGATAATTTTTGCTAGAGTCAAAATCATCAAAATATGGAGATACATTTAGATTAGTATTCTGTGGCATTTGACTTTAGAACTCCAATACGATTTTAATATCTTCTTTTTGGCTTGTGGACCTGGGGATTGCCCTTCTATTATCAATATAGATGATTTCACCAGATTTTTTGTTGTATTCTGCTGATGAAATTCCAGCCACAAAGTTGCTTCCCAACTGATATGTCCTATTATTTATTACGGTACTAATACCCGTAAAGTTTGTGTCAATACTAAGTGCTGGACCAATAATTTTTCCACAATTAATACTAAATGATCCACCACCAGCAATTGATGATGAGAAGTCATTAATTTTATAGTTTACACCTTCAGTTGCTAGTCCAACTGGTTGGTAGTATTTGAGAACACCTGTTACATTATCCCAAGAAGCAACAAATCCAATAGCAGTTACACCTAAACCAGTGGTTTGTGTAATAATTGAATCAACTGGATATGTAGTCTGTGTAGTAACACCAGACAATTTCATAGAATTCAATGCACTTACTTCACCAGTTGTAAGTCTTTCTGTGTCACTACCAAGAATCATTGGATTTTTGACAATTCCTACTCTAGCAAAATCGTTTCCTAGAATAATATCTGGGTTTGACTCATCAGTTAAGTAACGGGAATATATCAGAACTCTATAGGAACCAAGTTCTCTGTAAATATCAGATCCATGTCCACCTTTTGGTGGAATAATTACATTGAAAGTTGATAATGAACCAGAGTTAGAAAGTTCTGATGGGATTCCAGGAGCACCTGGTTTAAACTCAATAATGCCTTTTGTATAACCACTTCCACCATCAGTAACAAATACCTCGGATACTTTACCAAATGAATCAACAGTAATAGTTGCCTTTCCTCCTTCACCGTCACCCAAAATAGGAATATTTGTAAATGACTTTGAGATTGGTTGATATCCAATACCTCTATTAGTGATTGTAATAATTTCTACCTTACCATCGATTGCATTATTTTTAGTAGAGATGCTTTCTCCCGTTGTTCCCCAATTTTCTGGCACGGGAATAAATTCGATAGAATCGAATTTCACAATCTCTGATGGTTTTACAGTGAATAGATACTTCCAAATATAACCATCACCACTGGTGCCTGCTGGTCTTGGTTCTAAATCAACAAAAGTTGGTTGGTCAAATGATGGTCTGCCCTTTGGGTTTTCTGGGTCAGTACCATTTTGTAAGCAAATGTAAACTCTAAAGTCCTCATTAATAACGTAGAAGTTAGCTGAGTAAAGACTTGGTTGATTTGTTACAGGGGTAACATTATAGATGTTGTAATCATGACGATACATCTCATAGGTAGAACCAGAAACCCAGTTCACCTTCCTAATCATTCTTCTAACATCTTGCTTGGTCACTTTCTTCATAGCAAGAATACTTTCCTTAATGGAATTTTCTTCCTCAAATCCATCAACTGGAGCAGGACCATCGTTCCAGTCTGGGGAACCACCTGCCTGAACATCCAGACTATTTGGTTGACCAATAAAGGTATAGTAAGTGTTAGCAGTGTTACCTACCGAAACCAAACTATTGACGAAGGTTTCGGCGTTCATCACTCTAAATTGTTCAGTAATTATCGCAGGCATTTTACTAGGATACTTTTTCTTTTATTTAGTGGACAAATGTTGTAGTTACTTCAGACCCCTTGTTCTGAAGACATCAGGTGAGGTTGAAATTCCAACCAGACCGTTGCTTGTATCAACAACGAAATGCTTTGGATCAAATGTTGCTCTATTCTGGAAATCAAATATTCTACCCCAAGAATATTTACCATGAATTCCATTTGTGTTATTATTTACATTAACTTGAATAGCAGCATTATTCTGGAAGGCAAACATACACCTTACGGTAACGATTCCTGCATGAGGGGCACTGACTCTTTCGGCTCTATACACACCATCTAAAGTGGTAAATGCAGTACCGACAACGGATTCAGCATAATTATTCAATCCACCAGTGCTAGTTGTGATTCCCGTTAATCCGAGACCAGCACCAATTTCAGTATTACTATCTGTAATTACAAAGTAATCACCTACTTGAAGTTGAGAATTTGTAATTCCAAATACATTAAGTGAAGAATAACCAATACCTAGTGTTGCATTGTCATATTCTTCGGACTTAAGTTTGAAGTCAATGAATGAATTTCCAACACCAACTTCAACAATATTACCAAAGTCACCCTCTGCTTTAATTGAGAAAATTTCTTCTTGGAGTACAGAACCAGATTCAATAATAACTGGGGGTGGTGCCAAATAACCAAAACCAGGGTTGACAATATCAACACTAGCAATAGTGCCATTAACTAGATTTGCTGTTGCAGTTGCCCTGTTATAAACAGGGTCTGCATACATGATTGTTCCACCTGCACCAACAAGAATATATCTACCATCTTCATTAATTATATCCATTCCTGCAGGTCTTGAGAATGCAGGGGGTGGTGCAGGAATAAAGGCAACATCACTAACTGCCTGTAATTGATTTGTATATCGTTTTGTCCAATAAACAAGATCCAGAGAGAATAGAAGTTCACCCGCATGATTTATTGCGACATATACATCATACTCAAACTTGATTTTGTGTAGATGGTCTGTGATATTAGGTACAATCCTATTCCAATTCGCAATTCCACCAGGTGAAGTGAATATAGTTCCATTCTCACCAACTAATACAAACTGAGTTCCTGTCCAGATTACATCTAGGAAGTTTCTAGTTGATGGTAATGGTGGTATTTGTGCCCAGATAAATCCACCATCTGTAGAGTAGATAATCGTTGCACCATCACCAACAGCAACATACACTCCACCATTATTTGCAACTGAATTAAAGTTAGCAAAAGTTCCAGGACTCCTTTCAAAGAATGATGTTGTTCCTATACCAACACCACTAAACACACCATTATTTGAACCAACAACAACACTGCTATTATGGAATTCGGAGTGAGAAACTGACGTGAAATTGCCATTATATGTACTAAAGGTAATTACTGGGTCTGGAAGACCAAGAACAATATCCTCTTTCAGAAGTTTAATTTCTGTCCATGGATTGTTGAATTGAGTTCCAACTCCAGTATTGAGAACCAATTTATTACTATCACCTGCAATAAGATATGTTGAAGTATTTGCAACTGCAACAGAATTAAAGTTAATCGTATTACCAAAACCAATATATTCTTCTGCCCATTCAATACCGTTAGTGGAAATTCCTAAGGCACCACTAGATCCAACTGCTACTATTGGTTTTCCAATGACAATATCATTGTAAGTATTAGTTGTTGATATACCTGAAGTAGTTGAAATTCCAATCCAACCAAAGATTGGGTCTTTCTGCTTTATTACTGCTGAAGAAATTGCAACAACAGGGTTTGATGTCCTATAGAATCCTGTTCCTCCGTCAATAACTGAAACTCCAGAAACAGTAGATGCTGCAGAAACAGTTGCTGAAGAGATTGCTGGTCTAATTTCACCAGTATCAACAACTTTTACATTGTTGATATCTTCTGATAATTTATCAACATCTACAAATAATGGATATGCATTATCGACGTAAATTTCATTTGCACCAGTACCAAGTGTTTTGATTAACTTTGCTGTCGGTTCAACACGAGACTTCAGGTCTGGTCTAGACTTGGAATACAAGACACCATTAATAATCTTATCTTGAGTCTGTTTAGTCCATTTTAGAGGACGTTCAAACGTTGTATCTGTATTGATACCAATGCTATCATATGTAAAGGTATCAAGTGAGTTTGAAGAAATAATCTTTTTAACAATACGTTCAAACTGTGGTCTATCAGTTGGGTCAAGTGCATTATCACCAATTTGAACAATATCACCCTCTTTGATAGTTCTTGGTGGATCAACTTGCTCAACATCTAAGTCAGAACCTCTATAGTAGAGGATTGTACACTTAGAATTTGGTTTTGGTGCTTCAGTAAATACGATTCTAGAACCATCAAAATCATATGCTTGATTTGGTGCTTGAAGAATATCATTAATATACACAAATATATTCTGTGCTAAATCTAAATCACTAGTTGGGTCTACTTTGAGACTTAAAATTTCACTTTCTCCTCCTTGGGAGACAGTAAGAGTAAATTTCTTCTTTGTACCATTAAAGAATCTCTCAACGTTATCAAATTGAATAAATTGACCAGGATAGAAACCACTAAACTTATCAGTAATAATATCCTCAACTTCTACTAAGAATTCTGTGAAAGTACCAGAAGTTGAAGTTACCAAACCATTAGAACCTGTAGATGGTGTTAAAACATCCTGAACTCTATAATATTCACCAGGGTCAGTAATTTCAAATGATATAATATCACCACTATTGCCGACTTGAATATCTGCTAGTGCTCCACTACCATTTCCAGTCTGCCCAGAGGCATATACCATGGGAACTGAGAAATAATTTGATGGTATTCCAATATTAACTTTTACAGTCTCAACTTCTATAACCAATGCATTTGGTGAAGCACTTACAAATGTGTGGTCATATTGTTGACCAGATGGTGATGGAGAAACATTAACTTGAATATTATCATCATCAACTCTGGTTACGGGTAACCACTTATTAGCAGCAGGGTCAGTTATTCTTGGATATGGATGATTGGTTGCATGACTATCTTGTGAACAGGTAAATACAATACTCTCAACTGGAATCTTAACGTTATCTCCATCATCTAGACCATGAGCTACAGATGTAATTGTTAGTAACCCTGTAGAGGAATCATAAGTTGCTGTTGAGATACCCGCATAAAGATGTTCAGGATATCCAGTGCCTGCAGACAATACACTAATTGATGACAGTGTTCCACCAGCACCAACAGTACATGTAAATGCAGCACCCACACCAGTGGAAGACTCTACTGTGATTTCTGGTTGGTTCCTGTATCCACTACCAAAACCTCTGAGATGAATATCAGTAATCTGACCACCAATGATAGAAACAGTAGCACCAGCACCAATTAGTGGTGCATATCCAATACCACTGGTAATTCCAGTTCTTACAATTCTACCAGCAGAGGGAGTTCCCGTGATAAATTTAATTCTATTTTTGTCAGATGCATTATCAACAACAAAGTCAGTTCCAGAAATTTGAGGAACATTGTTTATGAATACTAATGGGTTATTACTTACATCAACACCACTTGCAAGAACTGTGTTAGTGTTGGTATAGATACCAACAATATCTTCATCATTAGATTTCAGGAAGAATTCTGTTGATGATGCACCAACAAATTGTGTAGATAAATCGTCAAATATTAGATTCTTATCGTTTGGAGTTCCTGGATCAAACCTTCTACTAAATGCTCTTCCACTAAATGTAGAACTAACCTTTAGACCTGGTGGTCCTATTTTTCCATATGGTGGAGTAGTAAAGTGAATCTTATCGTCAACAATGTTATAGTCACCTCTATGGATAGTTACTGCCGTTCCAACGGCATGGTAATCAGATCTACTACCAAGATATCCTCTTGTTACTCCAAACTCATTTGTAGCACCAAGACCAATGGTGTTAATCTTAAAGAATTCTGAACCTACTTGAATAGTATCAGCAACAGTAATTGAACTAATTCCAGTTAAGAAAATAGTACTACTTGTATATCCAACAGTTTGCGCTAATCCTACTACAAGGTCTCTCTTATAGAGAGAATTTTGAACAATATTATCAATTGAAATAATACTAGATGAATTAGAATCTGCATATTCAAGTGATTGTATACCCTCACCAACTTCTGTAATATCCAATCTTCCCGATGTGGATAATCCAGAAACAGTGAAATTATTATTATCTAACTTTCTGACATATAAAGTCCTTGGTAACTTATCTGCACCAAGAGTTGATGGTGAAAGGAAGATATCATCTGCTGGAGTTACACCACCAACTTCTGTACCTAAAATCTTAAGTATGCTGGTCATAGCATAACCAACACCACCATTAATTACATTAATGGAAACAATATCTCCAATACCATCTCTTGCAACTTCAAATACAGCACTCTGACCTATTCCAGATATTGTAGTTGCTTCTAGGTCCGAATAAACAGCATTTGCCTCTGACCCAATCCTTGTATTTGCAACAGCACTCACAGTGAATGTAAGGTCATTTAGTGGGGTTGCTCCCCCCATATATGTTCCCGCAATAGATACGGTATCACCCACCGCATACCCATTACCACCCTCCCTTAGGACGATAGACGTGGATATTGCACTACCAGTACCAGAGTCATAAACAATGAATACATTGTACTTAGAACCAGTTCCTAAACCACTAGTTGCATATGATTCAAATGGATGTGTAAACCCATAGAACACACTCTGTAGACTACTACCGTCTGGTACAACTGGTGCAGATGTACCAGCATATCCTGCCTGATTAATAGTCTTATTAAAACCGTTTTCTAGGATAGAAGAACCACTACTACCCTCAACTGCCATAATTACATGGGAATCCGTACTCGCAACGGATACAGAAACATCAGAACCTACACCAGTTCTAACAAGTATAGAACTTTCAACGAAAGACGTAGTTGCAATACCAACTCTTGTACCACCTTCAAAAATTAGTGGTGAATATCCAAATCCTTTTTCGAGAACAGCAATTCTTACAATTTTTCCACTTTTGATGACAGGGAAAAACACACCCTCTTGCAAAGGTGGATTGGTTTCATCAACTTCTATTTTTGGTGGGTCATTCGGATCATAATCAGTTCCACCAGCCCCTACAACGAAGGACTCTACACCATAGTCAGAGTTAAAGATTGGAGTAAACTGTGCTCCAGTGCCTGGTACTGTTCTCATATTATTTTACTCGTTATTGACTATTAATCATTATCAAAATTCTAGTCGTACAATTTCTAGAATTGCAGTGACATCGGTTGCAACACCACTGTAGTTATCAAAGGTTGCAAAGATTTTTCCATCTCTATTAGAATCTTCCATGTTGAAACCAGTAACTGCTGGTGCAACTACTTGTCTCTTACCAGCAACTCCAAGAGGACTGTATGATTCTGCATTTTCACCAATAAGTTCATCATAAATCAAATGAATTGCTGTGGAGTGTGCTACACCAGGTGCTCTACCAGTATCATTGTTTCTTGAAGTAATGTCTGCATACAATCTAACTCTCACGTTTTCTGTACTAACACCAACTTTCAAGAGTGAATATGTATTAAACCCGTCAAATGTAGTAAATCCAACACCAGTGTGAATTACACCTAATGCAGTTGCTGCTACAGAGACCTTGGAACGCATTGTTGCAATTCCAGTCAATGCTTGTCCATCAAGGACTGGTAGAGGTCCACCCTGAAGTTGCTCAGCACGAAGAGCAGTAAGGTTAGCACCATCACCAGTAAATGCACTAGCAGTTATGACACCAACTGCAGCAATATCTCCAGAAATTTCTACCTTACCATCAACATCAATTCCATGTTGTTGAATTTGAAGTTTCTCTACACCGTTATAATAAAGGATTGGACCTTCAGCATTGGGAGCATCAAGTAGTTTAGTATTTACTCCCTTAATAGTAAGTTTTGAACCAGACTTAAGAATAAGGTCCGTACCATCAAAAAATACAGTAGAGTCAGAAGCACCAGCAGAACCTAAGTTCAGTGGAATATTATCATCTAAGTTGATAGAACTTCCATCCGTTGCTTGCATTGAAGCACCATGTAGATGCAAATCAGCAAGAGGGTTGTTGGTATTAATTCCAACGTTTGCAAACGTATGAATACCTACACCTGACTGAACCCATTTAGATGGGAAATCATCTGCTTTATTGGTGCTAACAGTAACTTGACCAAAATTCGTGTCAATGCCAATGTTATCACCAGCAACAATATAAGTGACAATACCTGATATTGCTTGACCTGCTCCTTCAAAACTCGTTGCAGTTACAATACCAACAGTGATGTTTGGAGTGTTATTCAATCCACTAGCAAAAGTTGCTTCGGAAGCAATACCAGCATTAGTTGCAAATGTTGCAGTAGCAGCAAGAGTAGCATTAGTTGCTATTCCTGCCGTATCAGCATATGTTGCCACACCAGCATTTACGGCATAAGTAGCAATACCCGATGCCGTAGAGTAACCAGCAACAACCGCAAAGTCGATGGAGTTGGTGATTACAGAACCATCACCCAATGCGGAGTAAATCTCGTCAAAATTGGAATTAACTTTTATAGCACCACTCAATAATGAGTCACCAGTACCATCATTTGGAGTGGTTCCAGTGTTTATCCCTAATTTCGCCATTGCACACGATACTTTTTCTTTTATTTATCTATCAATTCTCATCGAATGTTCTGAGAGTAGAATCATAACTATCAAATGGTGAATCAAGTGTATTTGTTGGGGTTGGATATGAGAATGAATTTTCAACTGTTGTAACTGCTATTCCAACAGGTGTTCTTAAAACATCATTACTCTTATACCTTAATGTTTGACCAGATTGGAAATTATGATTAACAAAAGTGAATCTATCATCAGAGATTTTAAAGTTTGTCTCAACAGAAGAATCAAATTCTCTATAGAATAGAGGGGTTCCTTTATTTGTTAATGCAAATGTAGATAGTCCAACAATTTGACCACCAGTCGTAGTTGTAAACCCAGTAAACTGGTCACTAATATTATCAATCTTTAAAACTTTATTGGTTTTATTTAGAATATATGGTCTAAGGTTTACTCCCTCTGGGAAAAATATTCTTTCGATTGTTCCATTGGGCAGAAGTTCATCCTCAGTAACCATTGAGAAATTATATCTGCTGTACATGGACCCACCATTGTCCACATTGATGAGGACACTTAAAGAAGAGTCACCAACACCAACCTTCATATTCTGACCAGTGCTGGATGTATTGGAAATGACATCCAAATCGGAGAACTCTTTAAATCCTGCTGGATGAACAAGTGACCTTACAGATTCTCTCCACTGATCGTAAGAAAGTTGAGACTTAAGTGAATAGGAGAACTTTTGATAGTAGTCGTTATCTGCGATTCTCTGTTGGTAATCATTCAAATAACCTGCGTTATCTTTAAAATCATTAATTTTGTCTCTAGTGGTGTCAAGGGTAGATACAAGATTAAACTGAGAAATATTTTCAATTGTACCAAAGAGTCTCGACCTAGTTCCTAATAGTGAATCTCCAGGTTGCAACTCTCCCTCACTATCAATCAATCTCAACTGATTGATATCATTATTCCATCCACTCTCCATAACCTTGGCAGTGAATACTTGTTGGTTTGCAGAATTGTAACCAATTACATTCTCACCAGAGAAATATCCAAGATCATCAACTATATTCATCTTAAATGTTGCGATATCTTTCTGGTTAATAACATAACCATAGTTGATATCCGTATTGTAATCACCAAGATTTGAACCAAATCCATCCATGTCATAAGTGACTGTAAAGTTGGTAGTGCTAATACCAATTACAGGGAAGAATCTATAATTATAATCTTCGGAATTATATCCATTTTTAGTATCTGGGTCAGAAATTCTTGTATTTTCAACAAAAACTTGGTCACCAATTGCAAATGGGAATTCACCACTTAGTGGATATATTTGAGAATCAGAGTTTACAAGTTCAAGAGTTACTCTGTTTAAACTTGGGTCATAAACAATATCATCAATATCATATCCATTTGAGTTTCTTGTTGCAACAACCTTAAGAGGTCCATCTAGGTTTTTAGTATTTTTATTAATTAAAACCTTAGTAATAGAACCACCTTGAATTTTTGCTTCAAGTTCAATATCATTATTACCAATTACCTTTAAAGTTGGAGCAACATGATATCCTCTACCACCAGTAGTAATACCAATAGATTCAATCCTTGCAATACCTTTTACTTGACATACTGAAGGAACACTCAATACTGGTCTTAGTGTTGGGTCAGTTGGGTAATCAAATCCATCCTTAACTCTTTCAATAAGGTCAATTTTACCAATCGTATCCGAAGATGCCTTAAGAACTGCATCAGAACCAGCAACTGTATCGATAGTCTCAATTTTAGGAATTTTGTGGTATCCTCTTCCCTCAAAGTTGATTTTAACTTTTGAGATAGGTCCATCCGTAGTTAATGAATCCGTATCATAGAAGATAGTGCTAATACCTGTTTGTGCGGTATAATCAAAGAATTCTGGTTTAGACTTTAGATTGAACTTAAATGTAGTAGTACCAATAGAAACAACGTTATATTGCTGATTAAAGATACTTGGTTTCAGAATAATTTTATTGTTTCCAACAACCTCAGTGTCTACTGAAGATTGACGTTTTTCAATGACATTTGGTGCTAATGGAATAATATTATAGAAGAGTGTATTGCCAATAAATTCTTCAGATGAATCAATAATCAATTCTGCACCAGGAAGACCAGATTCAATAGAATTTCTTCTATATCTGTATGTTTCTAAATCAATCGACAGACTACTATCTTTAAATATTCTCAAATCCATTCCAACCAAACTAGGATCGGATAAATCAAATTTAATAAGGTTTTGCTGAGTTCCAGTAAGAGGTGGGTTAATTTTTGCAATAGATTGTGTTCCAACTCCAAACGAGGTAAATGCAATTCCCACACCAGCAGTTGCATTAACAAAGAAATCAGATAATCTTATGAAATCTGGTTTTTCTTTGATAACAAAATAAGTTTCATTATCAACTAATCCACCAATGGTTGTACCAGAACCAACATAATAGACAATCTTATCACCAGTCTCAAAAGTATTATTTGGGATTGAAATTTCATTAGAAGTAATATTCACACCAGACTGGGAAGAATCAAATTCAATCTTTTCCGAAGTTAGTTTTCTTAGTTCGGGGTCATACCTAACATTGAAGGAATCAGTTAATCTTGGTAGTAAATTAAATTGAACTTTTTCTAATGAGTTTAATTTATGTGCATCTTGAGTTACAACATCTAAACTAAACTCTTCAACCTTACAATTTACATCAGAGAAAGAGGAAGTAAGAGAATGTGCAGCACCAGTAACCACTACATTATCACTAATGACAAGAGGTGTAGTTACGTTAGGTGCAGTTGATAATCCAACGAAGTTTATACCAAGATTAACTGCATAGACAGTAGAACCATCTGCGAGTGATTGACCACCTGCAATAAGAGAAGTTCCACCATATCCAACATGATACTTTAATGCTTGTCCTGTTTGGAACTTATGATTTGGAATGAAAATTCCACCAGCAGGAATTGCTAAATTATTTCCATCGGATAATGTGTAATTGTTTATTTGAGTACCAAATCCAATGAATGATTTAGAGTCAAAGTAGTACAAATCATTGCGAGGAATCTGTCTATTAACACTAGCAAGACCAAATCTGAATTCTGTTGGTAGTAGGGTAATACTGGAAATACCTACAGTATGAATACCACTGTTTGTTAGTCGATTTACAACAAATGCAGATTCCTCTGGAAGAATTCTAACAATCTGTGCAGTTTCTTCTTCACCGATTCTGATGAAATCATTAACATTAAATCCACTAATATCTCCTACAACAATTGAAGTTGTTAATCCAGTTGCTGCTAATGTATCAATATCAGAAAGAAGGTTTACATTTTTCTGTGGTACAAAAATTGTTCTTGAACCCTCTAGATTTGCATGGATAGAATCAGATACAGCACTAATTTGAATTATTTCACCAGTAATGTAACCATGGGGACTCTGAGTAAAACCAACAATACCATTTCCATTAGAGAATAACTTTACTCCAGTATGAGTGGAAATACCAACTTTAATAGTATTGATGTCTTTTCCTTTAATTCTAGAAACAACTGCGGAAGCACCTGTTCCTCCAGTACCAAAGTTATTGAATACAACATTATCACCAACTTTGTATCCTGTTCCTGCTGAATAAACACTTACAGAACCAATTCCAGAGTTCAGAGTTTTGGTGACACTAAATTCTTGTTTATACTTTTCATCTGACTTGGAAAGTAAGTCATATGTTGATGTGTCGGAATTTAGATAATATGGTGACGTATTTCTAATTAAATTAAGACTTGTAATATCAATGGTCTGATTAAAGTTTGGTTCATAATTTTTAGGAATTACGAAGTCTCTGAAGTTCTCACCAACCACATATGGATACTCTGGTTTCGCAATGAGACTATTATCAATGGTTGTGAAGTATGCATAAATTCCCTCAGGGTATTCGGGAGTTTTACAGAATCTTCCGTTAAATTCGTCAAGGTCTCCGATTGCTCTGTCATAGTAAAAATCGTTTAGGAAGAATCCGTCTGGGAATGTGGATGGTCTTAGTGCTGGATTTGGTTGTACTTGTTTAGCATAACTAGACCTAATTTTTTGAATTGATGCACCAACTAAACCATAAGGACCATAGATTGGATTTCCATCATATGCCCATCCAACAATAGGTGAATGGTTATTATCTAATTTTTCTCTATTTGAATCGTCAATATGGTCTTTTAATGTTCGTCTTAAAAGTTTTGGTGTGTAGAAGTTAACTGGGTGTAGACCAAACTCTTTTACCTTACTTGGTACGATAAGTGCTTCATCAGGAGTTTTTAATAGTTCTTTGTGTTTTTCTGCCTGATTGATTTTCCATTCAAACACATCAGCCAAGAACTTAGCATCTATACCTCTTCTGGTAACCTGAATCTCAGTTGTGTCTGGATTGTAACCTATTCCACCATTTGCAATATTTACTGCTACAACTCTTCCATTATCATCAACTACTGGTCTAAGGTCAGCAAATGTTCCGTCACCACTAACTTTAAGGTCAATTCCCTTTTCATATCCAGAACCAAAAGTTAAGAACTGAATATCAACGATTGCTCCATTAACAACAATAGGTCTTAGTAATGCTTCGGATTTAATATCTTTAATTTGAACATCAGGTCTTCTATGGAAGTTAATAACATCAGAGACACCATATCCAACACCAGAATCTTCTATGAATACACTATCAATGGAACCCAGGACAATCGGTTCAAATACTGGTTCAATTACAGATGTCGCACCAATACCAGATAGTGTTTCTATTTGCAGACGAATTGGTGGATATGAGAATGTATGAACTCCTGTTCCAATCCCATTAATATTGATATATCTCTTTTCACGGAAGTTTATATCAAAGAATTCATCAGTTCCCCCAATATCAGATAGTTTGAATTTATCCTTATCAACTATAGTAACAACATACTCTTTAGATGTTGAAAGACCAGATATAACATCACCAGTAGAACTATATCTTACAATATCCTTATTTTTTAGTTGATGGTTTTCTGCATAGATGTAATGGTCCCATGTATTGGTTCCATTGTTAGAACCATCAAATGCTACGAGTGAAGGAACTTTAACAATTTTATTAGAATAACCAGAACCAGAATTTAAAACATAAAGTTGAGTAATAGTATTTTTTGCTTCCAGTGTTCTGAATGCATGGAAACCAGAACTAATACCAACAATGTTTACTGGGTTGGTTTTTGTATTCGCATCAACTTCCTTATCATATAGTTTAATAGTAGTTGGACTTTCAACCCCAACAAAATATACAGAATCTTCTTTGAATGGTTGTAGTTCTGCATTACCATTAGTAATATAAGAAACTTGCTCACCATTATCAAAGTTATGGTTATTGATAAATGTGATTACATCAGTAGTAGGATTGACACCACTACCATCACCCTGGAAACCAGCAGTGATTTGTGATTTTACTAAGTTTGGTTCAATAACAGCACCAGTTCCATTACCACCAATGAGAGTAACCTTTGGTTTTGTCTGATAACCAATTCCTGGAGTAACAATTCTAATATCAGAAAGTCCACCAGTAATGTTTAGATATCCAGAAGCACCTGTTCCAGAAACATCTTTAATTTCAAGTACTGGTGGATTGATTACATCATATCCAGTACCAGGATTGGTAACAATAATATTTTCTAATTTTCCATAATAAATGTTCTCATCAAACAATGATGGAGAATAAAGTTCAATACCATTAGCTAGTAGACCAATCTGTCTGTTATTTGTTGTTCTATCAGCAACTTCTCTTAACGACGCATCACCCTTTACATAGTTAAACTGTTTGAATAGTTTTTGGTTTTCAACCACTCTATTCTCATAATCTAGTTTTACAAAACTATCTCCAGAAATATCTCTAAATGTCAAATATTTCTGAGAATACAAATCACTCTTACTTAGAGATATTTTTATCTTCTTACTATCTTTATTATCACCAACTGCAGTTACATGATAAATTCCAGTAGCAATACCAGAATTTGCACTTGGTGTGTAGAATATTTTTTCACCTGTGTAAAACTTGTGTACCTTATCAGTATCTAACGTATCAGTATTACCCACACTAACTTGAGTAGAAGTGGTGATGACTTGTTCTTTTGCGAATAGGGTATAGTTTGGAAGGCCAGATGCTGCGACAAAGAAGTTTTCATAATTTTCATCAATGTATGTGTTCTGAATTGCAATCGGAACATCAGAAACTGATGGTGTTAGATTCTGATCACTCTTTCCTGTCATCAAAGACGTAGTTAACGTGTCTTTGTCTAGAGGATTTCCGTTACATTCTACCTCTACAATTGTTTTAGAAATGAGGTTTTCAACCGTAGCAACTATTGGGATATCTGTTGCTATTTCTATTTGTCTTAATGTGACTTCCTGTTCAAGGAAAAAATTAATATTATCAAAAAATTCAATTCTATATCTCTTGCCATTTGGGGCATTTGCAGATACAATAGATTTGATACTATGATTAGTTACGTTGTTATAAATCCAACTATTGAATTCAGATTTATCACTTAATTCTGCACCAAATGATGATAATGCAATTTTATCACCTGGAAGTAAATTTGAAGTGTCTTCAACATTAATATCACCAACAACATTAATTAGTCTAAATTCTACTTTGTTATCATTGTCATCGTAAACATAAGCAAAGTTTGCTTCAATAACTTCGGTTCCAAATGGAACTTCACTCTCGACTCCAGAACAACCTAAAAATTGTGTATTAGTTCTTTCAGTGTAAGATACATCAAACAATGCAATTCCATTAGTTACCCTAAGTAATCCACTATTTGGGAATCCAACAGTTGAATCAACATTAATAGTTGTAGAATTAGTTGCAACTGTTTTTGAAATATTTGTTTTCTTCGTTGTATTAAATTTGTAGATGAAGGAAGAACTGTCTAGAGAAATCTCATAAAGGTCTTTTCCATCAACAGGTCTATACTCAACAACAAAAATTGCAGCAGTGGTTGGTTCTACATTACCAGTATCCTGGAAAAGAGTTTTTCCATTTAACTCTAGTGGGTCAGAACCACTAACTTTTTCTGCTAGGATATTTTTTGTCTTAAAGAAACTATCATCAGATGGCCTAAGAAGAAAATCTTGAGGTTTGATTACACCTACATTTTGACCATAGAGCGCTCTGAATAAAAGTTTAAATGAAGTATCTGTTCCTTTTGTTGTATAAAAGTCAACTGCTCTTGCTAGAACATTTGATATTTTAACTTGAGGGACAAATTGTCTCTCCTCAAATCCAGGCAGAAATTGTGCCTTAAACTTTTTAAATAATTCAGCATAAAATACCAATGACAGGTTTGCTACCTGAGAACCTGCTGTGTGGGGAGAAAGTTCTGATTTGGTATAATTGGATGTATTATTTTCTATAATATTTGTTATACCACTAAATGCTCTAGAACATCCACTAAAACCATTTGCTGATTTTACTTTATAGTAAATAATCTCATTATCAATTCTAATTAGACCATCCTTATCAGGAAAACCTACAGTATGACTTACTGCAATATCAGTATCAAAAGCACTTACACCCGCAACTAGTAAAGACGGTACAAGAGCAGAAGCAAATAACTCATTATTGTAACGTTTAAGGTCTTTAAGTTCGTCTAGACGGGAAACTAAGTCCACCGTACCCGTCTTATGTTCCATAGAAACATAATACGCATTCAGGAACTCTCTGAAGAGTGGAGATTCCTCATTCAAAAACTCAGGAATTTGAGTCTGAATGATATTTTGTATTGTTACTCTTGTATCTGACATTTTATCTCGTATATACTGATCCGTTTGCGTAACTTGAGGTTACAATATACTCTGTTGCGGAAGTATTCTCTCCTGAAGAAATCTTATCTTCAACCATGTTGACGATTAGTCTCTCCATGCTTAGGTCTAAGTATATATCCTTCAATGCAATGACATCATTTGACTCAGGAATTGCCTCAATTTCAATTCCATTTGGACTTTCGACAGAAATAATGTTAAGAGTGTCAAGAAGAATCTCACCTTTCTTGTAATAAATGACACCTGCGTTATTTTTGACGATAAATGGAGCATTATCAACTAAAGTAAACAGGAATATTGACCCTTTTTCATTATCAATTGGAACATCACTCAAATAAACTACTCCATCAACTCCATTAATCCTAAATCCTGTGGATTTTACGTTATATCCTCTATTATCAACGTCATTTTTCTTCTTAATGTGGAATGCATTGCCATAACATATTTCATATGTCGCATTTGTACCCAATGCGGGTTGCAAATCACGTCTCATCTTGACTGTTGTGATATTTGAGGTGATTGCTGGGTTAATATCGTCAATCAGAGCAACAACTTTACTGTATTTGAACCTTCCACCGAAATTATTAAGGTCAAATGACTTTCCATATGAGTCTAAAGTGCTAATTACCTGATTTCTAAGGGCAGTAACGTTGGTTACCGCACTTCTGTTGTAGTAAACACTGGTGTTAAGTTCAATAAACAGGTATTTTAGGTCAACAATTTCGGGTTTAATGCCTGCAATGGTGTATTGTTTTAAATCTTTCTTGATTTGTTCCTTAGTAACCTTAGAAAGAAACTTACCTTGTCTTGGTTTGATGGAAATAAACACCTTTCCATACTCTGGTGGGGTTAATTCGTCTCCTCCATAGGCACTCACTGCCTCTACATTAGGGAAAATCGTAGGAATTAGACCCTTATAGTCATTTGCAGTAACTGCTCTGTATTGAGATGAATAAACCCTAGGTGCAAGATACTTAATACTGTCAATTTTTTCAATATCATCACCATTTTCTGATGATTGTGTTGTAGAAATCCTAGAAATACCAGTAGTAATTCTGTTTTGGTTGTTATCTTCGATGATTCCAGAGAAAGTAAAGTTGGCAACACCGTTACCATCCTTACCATTGGTTATAATATAACTTACAAATATGGAACTTCCAGTTGTTGGTTTCCTACCAAAGACATTATCACCGAAAACAATCTCATATTGCTCGTCTTCAACCTCTTGAATGAGGAAAATCTTAGTTGTTCCGTCAATATTTAAGATATTTGAGTACAATGTATACTCTTCATTAGTCAAATCACTGACAAATGTACGAATAGATGTAGAATCTACATTAGCATTGGGGATGATGAACCTCTGATTGGGTTGCGAATCATCCATAGTAAAGTTTTTTGTGAGGTAAGTACCCTCCATGATGTCAATGTCAGTGAAATTACCAATTCCATTCACATCAACTGGTACTGTAATATCCTCAGGGATTGAAAATATGTAACTACCAGACTGAATTGCACCAAGTGCAACCACACCTGCCTTCAAAGTAATAGACCTTACGTCAAGGAAACCACTAGTATCAACACTTATACTGACTTTTGCCTTTGCTGCCCTCTTTGACCTTGGTACATAACCAATGTTCCTTGCAAGTGATACGACATTTTCTCGTAACGTAGCACTATCCAAGAAGGATTCATTCACTGCCATGTTAGTATTGAAGGCAGTGATATAAGAATTATATGCTAAAATATCAATCAATACTGAAAAGTTAGACCCCTCAAAGTCAAAAT